TTTGTAAATTTTATCAGGCATTTAGCAATTCCAGGCTCTTAGTGATTTATTAATTCTAGAATCAGGATCTGAAGCAGTCTTCTTAGAGGTTAACTTTTTCTTCATACCTTTCATTCTAGCGCAGAAGGATGCGCGACGGGGATTTCCAACCTTCTTGCTTGGAGCTTTAAGGTCGCTGCCAGGATTTTCTCTTTCGTAAGACTTTCGTCCCTTTGCATTAAGTCCGCCGCTGGCGGACTTACCAGACTTTTTTGTCCAGGCAGCTCCTTCTTTTGTGAGTTCAAGATCTTCTTTAGCAGTCCGCGCCGCTTTTTTAAAGGCATCCTTCGCAGGATAATCCTTATCTCCTGGTTCAGCGGGAGATTCACCACGCTTTCTTTTAGCGTGGATGTTTGCATAAAGTCCACGTTTCGCTTCTGAAAGCTCTCTAAATTCTTTAAATGACTTCATACCAGCAACGGGGGTTTACTAGTTTATTTATATCAACCTTGAATTGTTACGGGAGAAGCATAAACACTTCCAGTTCCAGCACTTGATCCTTCGGCAAGCAATAAGTTAATGGTTTGCCCACCATCCATCGGTTGATTTACATAAGTTGGAGTGTTGGGATTGTCCAAAGTAGTTGGACAAGAGACTTTTCTAATATAAATTGTTTCGGCAGGTTTGACGATAACATCATAATGATTAAAAGTTTCTACGTTATTGATTATACCAACACTAAATGGTTCTCCAGTAGAGGTATTGAGAGCATTGACTTCAACTACTCTTGCTACAATAACAGTATCTGATTGATTATCAATTCTAACCGTAGATGCTCGGAGAATTTCTTTTCCAGTTAAAGTTACTTGTGAATTTCCAGAAGGATATCCTGCAGTAATTGTGGCAGCATCAATTGTTGTAATTTGACCAATAGGTTTGATGATCATTGTTTCTCCTCAATTTTGGTATGCAATAGCTGTTGCCCAAACAGAGCTACTCGCAGTGGATGCTTCTACTACAGCACCAGCATCCTTTCTGATCACCATCCCCTCACCAGCAGGAATGTAAAGTGTGACTGCTGACGCATTGGCAACAGTAACTTTGGCAGCAGTATTGTTTGTGTTTACTACCCAAAGAAGTGTTCCTGCTAAGGCAGTAGCATCAGCTAAAGGTGCTGCCTGAATATCTTCTGCGGCAGTAAGAGGTTTGATAATCATTTATCTATACTTTTTAGTTATTTATCTTCCAGATTGTTTTTTGCCTTCTTTAGCATCTTGGCAAGATCAGCAGTAGAACCTACGAACATAGTATTGTTTACAGTAGATGGTCCTTTCTTTTCTTCTTGACCTAAATCTTTCATTTTCTTTTGTAGGTCTGCTAACTTATCAGTGATGTCAGCGACGTTCTTAATGCCCTGGAAGGCGACCTCATATGCTCTTGGGTGGTTGCTGCTCCTAGCAACGTCTAACAACTCCTCAATGGCAACCTGACCCTTCTGGATGAGTTCATACAACTCTCCACGGGCATACTTATAATCAGTCTCTACATCAGCAGCATCAACTTCTACCTTCTCAGGTTTAGGTTGCTCCACCTCATCCATAGGAGTAATGTCAAAAACATCCTCCATGTTCTTCTGAAATTTATTGTCCATGATAAATGATACCCTCGTTAAATCCAAAATCATCATCTGGTTGTAGCAGAGCATCGTCTGCTGCGTTGATAGTACCATCTTGGTTCTTATCTTCTAATGCCTTCGGTGTGACATTATATTCAAGTGCTCTATGATTAGTATTTCTATCACCAATAAGTGTAGTAGCAATAGACTTTCTAATGATATCATTAGCAGCAACAGGACCATACATGTAGGTCTTGACTGAGAATCTTAGAGTATAATAAATGAATCTTCGTGTAGAGTAATCACCTTCATAATCATCAGTAAAGTCAATACTTTCTAAGATGATAGGAAGATCACGTTTCTCATCCATTTCTGGAATGAGATTAACTGTCATTGTGAAATTTGGTTGGAAGAAAGGAAGAATCTGTTCAAGAATTTGTAGAGCATCATCTTGTGATTTTGCAATCACATTCAATTCAAATCCAATAGTATATGGTACGGGAAGATATTGTACATTTGTAGTAGTGGTATCACCATCACCAACCTTTCTATTTCTTTGGATAGGAGGAACTTTTCTTCCAGCATCATAGTTGATGCTAGTCATCTCAAATGACATTCTAGGAACAGTAATAGTTACCTTTTTGTCAAGATCTGGTGACTGTGTGAGTCTTGCTAAAAACTTTTGAACAGGACCATATGCCAGAGGAACTTTCTGCTCCACGACAAGATCACCATTAGCATCAAGAGTCTTCAGTTGAATATTATTAAAAAGAGTACCAAATGTGGTTACAGTCTTCCTAATAATTTTGTGATAAAAATAATTTCCTAACATTAGAAGCTACCAGTAAAATTTCCAAATTCTCCAAATGGATTTGACTCAGTAAAGTCAAGAATATCATCCGCTGCATTTTCCAGCGATCTATTTTCGGAGAACGAATCAGTCATATCAAGTGTGTCAAATGAAGTTACATCCCACTTAGCACCAGAGTCTGCACCTACAATTTCTTCATTAACATCAAAGGTTCCATTCATGTAAGCTGCTTTGAGAATCCTTGTGTCAGGATCAAACTCAGCAACTTTTCCTACTGTATTACCAGGAGAAGATTCAATCTTAATAGTTGGATTCCAACCAGTGATGTTTGTAATTTGACCAATGTCGTCATATTCAACATCTCCATAAATGTATGGAGTTGTTGGTGAATTGACTTTACTAACGACACCATTAGTAATTTCAGTTGTTGAATTACCAATCAAACTTCCAGTAGGTGTATACCAGAAAGCAGTAGGAGCTGTGGTATATTTACCACCAGCATCTGTGATAGTAATAGCACCAAGTTGTCCTTGAGAATTAGCTACAGCAGTTGCAGCAGCATCAAATCTAGTTCCAGTAATCTTTTCATCTTGAGAGAAGAATCCAGAACCACCAACACTGAGAAGAATTGGATATACTCCAGATTCCATTTCAGTGTTGTCAATTGTAGGCACACCAGTATCAAAGATACTATCGCCGTACTCAAAGACTTCACATGTCATTGTATATGTATATAGACTTCCTAACTGGTAGAAAGGTTTTTGATTCTCTACATACTTAATTTCAAATACAGTTTCATTTAATGGGAACCAGATAAGGTCACCATCATTGGGTCTGCCAGTTACAATCTTATTAGTAGAAACATCTACAAAATCTTTCCAACGTCTTCTTGATACTGTAAGTTGAATCTCATCAGTAACTCTCATACCAAATTTTGATAGCAAGTCTCCATTGCCACCAAACTGTTCAAAGTTTTCAAGGTACATTTCAACTAGATAACTATCTTTAAACTGTGAGTAATAGATGTCTCCCCACAGGTTATCCTCATAAATTTGACGAGGAATGTAGTAACACTCCAGACCATACATTTTGATCTGTTCGTCTACAAGATCTTGAACAAGACCTTGTTCACCTTTTGTTCCTTGTGTAAAGTATAGATTCTTCATCTTATCCGATCATGTCTAGTGGTGGTAACTCGGCTGCTAACTTGAACTCTTCCATGATCATTGCAATCTCACTCTCAGCATCCTCGTAAAACTCTCTCCCATTTAGAGTTGTTCCACCAGGAAGTGCTACGTTTTTAAATTTAATTAAGTTCTGACCCCATTGACGTTTGATAAGCGCAGTAAGATATCTCTTCAACCAAACATCATTATAAATTTCTGAAGCATTAGCAGGATCAATCATTCGGTAACAGTCAAGAATTAAATGTTGTCCCGCAGTAATATTTCCCCAGTCAGTATCAATGTACAATCTATTTTCTCTCTTATTAAATCTTACTGGTTTGAAGTTTCCAATAACCCAGTCAAGAGTCTCAAGATATTGCTTTACCATATAATAATTCAGGATTTCCATTGAACCGAAGTTATAGAAATCGTTCAGGAATAACTGATACTTCATGCTGAAGATGTTTCCTGATACTGCTGATGAACTATTGTCATAAGCATACACCTGAGTTACTCCGAGAACATGCTCAGGAACAGTAACATAGTTGTTCTGCTCCTTAAAATCTGTACCAGAAATTGTACTGTCCGCTTTCGCGTCAGTAATCATCTGCTCGGTA